ATACTTGTCATTATTTCCTTGTATAACTACCATTTTACCTTATTCGCCCAGTAAGCTGCAGACATATTGCCTTTAGCTATATTTTTAGCATGGCGAGCCTTAAAACTTGCCCGTTTTTTCTTCATTCTTTTAGACTCTCCAGCTTTAGGTTTGCCAGCAGTACTAGCTCCTTGCTCTCCAAAACGAATAATCTTCTCTTTACCATTTTTACAAGCCTTAACTATATGAGACTTTTTAGGGTGTCCCGGTGTACGTTTAGCTTTGTTGCAAGGCATTTTTGCTTTACTGACTGGTTTTCTAGCCATAATTATCTCTTTTCTTATTTTAGAATATACACAGTATAATCCCATAAATCATAGTCATGTCTAATAACAAATTTTCTAGATAATTGTTCTTTTATAAACCAACTTAATTTATCTACAGATAGATGAAATAAATCATCTCTTTCATAATCAACTTGTTTAGACATAACATTAAACATTATACCTTTATTTACATTATTAAATACTAAAGAAACTAACTTTGTCATATGCTCAAACATTTCATTGTGAGTCATGTTTAATTTCTCAGTAAAAACTCCATTCATTACCGCACAGTCTAATTTTGGTAATGTGCATTGTTCTTGTAGAATATCAGTGTTATAAAAAGTAGTCAAAGGATGTTTTTCAATACATCTATGAAACATAGGTTTTGATAACTCTAAGCCTTCATAATAATAATTTTTATCTTGTCTTGTTAAATACTCATAATAGTGTGCTAATCCACAACCAAAATCTAATATAGAGTCTCCACCACAATACTCTACGCCTTCAGTCATAATTCTATATCTAGTATCGGCATCTGTTTTATTAGGCCAATCAACACCCAGATGAGAGTCTCCATATTGTTTATAACAATTTTCATAATGATCAACTATAGCTTTATACTTCATTTTCATATCTCTTAAAATTAAAGTGTTTTATTATAGAGTCTACTATAGACTCAGCAGTTAAATAGTCAAAATGATGACCATCTCTTCCTAGATCTAGTACTTTATACTTGTATAAATTTTTAACAGGTAACTTATAAGTAAGAGGAACAACAGTATTATAAATATTAGGCAGTAAAGTATTTATACTAGAAAAACAATTAACAAAATCTTTTGTATTATCATTATCTGTAGCTGAAAGATCATAATGTTTAAATTTCCATGGGTCTTTATAACGTCTGTTAGGATAACTCCACATAATTATCATATATTTAGGGTTGTATTCGGAAACAATTTGTTTAGCTATATTTAAAATTAAACGATTAGCAGCACCGTCTATACCTAAGTTTATACAACGCTTTTTAGTTTGACTTTGAAGTATAGAAGGCCATGTATGATCAAAAGGAACTCCCACTCCTTTTGTAAAACTATCTCCTAAACACCATACTACCTCATCTAAATTATTAGGCCATTCATTATCTCTAAAACCTCTAGAATTTATATTATAAGAAATTGGATAAGGATAGTTAATCCAATCTTTAACAGAAGATAAAGGTTTTTTAGCAGGATTAGTTATACTATCCATACCTGTAGTACTAGATATAGTATTTATTTTAAAAGGATATGTTAAATAGTCCATAAATTATCTTCTAATACAGCTCTATCGTTTATTTGTTGAAAAGAAATCTTTTCAAAATGGTTAGATGGATAATTATTATACACATCTAGTAACTCTTTAAAATTACTTATCTCGTTTAATTTTTCTCTTAAAGTAATTTTTTTAATAGGAAACTTATGTCTATGTATCAATAAATTTTGTTGATTTAAAAAATCTATATAATCAGTAATTTCTATAAATTTTAATAACTGTTCAGAAGAGTAATTAGTTAAATCTTTATTACGAACTCTTTTAGTATTAAATATATTATAATCTTTTAAAGATAATTTTTTATCAGATGATATATTAAATTCATTTTTAAAAAAAGTATCAGGATCATTTATTAAATCTGAGTGTTTTATTTTTTTAGCAGTAGGAAAGTATTTATCTGCCCATACATAAAAATCTTCAAAATATTTTAAAGATTGTATAAAATCCTTTTTATCTATAGAATAAGATTCTTTATTTTTATTCTGATGATATTGTTCCTTATTATAAACATTTAGAACACCTGTTCTTTGATGAGTATTACAGTAACTTAATGCAGATTCAAAAGAACATCTATCAATTAAATATATATCTTTAAAAAAGTAACTACAAAACTTTAAATATTTTTCAGTATCATTGCCAAATTCAAGAGATCTATAAGGAGAGCAACGTGCTACTATATTTGTTGTATCAGTTGAAAGAGTTTTTATTAAAAAAGGTAGATTTAAAGTAAAATTACATAAATCATGATAGTTTTTAGTAGGATGTCCGTGATAATTTAAATACACAGTTAAAGATCTTTGAAAATAAGTACTACCTATAGCATCAGGAGTTATTACTAAAATTCTTTTTAGTTTATTAAGATATTTTGACATTATTGTATCTTTCTTTTAACCAAAAACTATCTTCTTTAATTATCAGGTCTTTAATCTGGTTTTCATTAATTTTTTCAAAATGATTAGAGGGGTAATTATTATAAACATCTAGTAATTCTGTAAAGTTATCTATATCTTTTAGCTTCTCGCTTAATGTAATTTTTTTGTAAGGAAATTTTCTTTCATAAGTAGTAATAAAGTTATAACGAATTAAATAATCTAAATAGTCACTAATATCTATAAAATGTAGTAATTGATTATATGTAAAGTTAGTTGTGTCTAAGTTTCTTATTCTTCTCATATTAAAGATATTATAGTCAACCAAAGATAGCATGTTATCCAATATACCAAATAAATTATTATATAAATTTTCAGTATCATATATCAAATCAGAGTGTTTAATCTTTGTAACATTAGGAAAATACTTATCAACCCATATATAAAAGTCTTCAAAATGTTTTAAAGATTGTATAAAAGTATCAGTAGATATATTGTAAGAATTATTATATTTTTTTTCTAAATAGTCTTTTTTACTATATATATTTGATCCTTGTTTTTTAGCAATAGAGTAGCTAAGAGTAGACTCAAAAGAACATCTATCAATTACAAATATATCATCAAAAAAATTGTTACAGAAAGATAAATGATTATCTCCTATATCTTTTTGATGTACATTAGCAGGAGAAGCTCTACCTATAATAGAAAGTTTAGATTTAGATAAGGTATTAACTATATTAGATAAAGATCCTAATTTTGAAATATCTGTATAATTTTTACAAGGTATATTGTTATAATTTAAATACAAAGTTAAAGATCTTTGAAAGTAAGTACTACCTGTAGAATCAGGGGTTAGTACTAAAATTCTTTTTAATTTATTAAGATATTTAGACATTTTTATATCTTTGTTCTATTTCACATACAATTTGCCACTGTCTAGAAGTTAGTTGAGGAAATTTTTGTTGTGCTTTTAAACATCCAAGTATGAAATATTTCTCTTTATCTGTAAGTTCTTTTTCATTAAAAAATGTTTTTAATTCTTTTCTAATCCTTCGGGTCGCCATATTTTTTTCCAGTATCTATGTTAATGTGATGTTCTTGATCAGGCAGATCATAAATAAAAGGATCAATTTTCATTATTTCTTTTTTTCTTGCTTGAAACTCTTTTTCAAACTTCCAATCATCATATTTATCTCTAAACCACTTCAGCATAGGGGTTCTCCTTAGGTGTTAAGCATAGTGTAACTCGATACTCATCGCTTAAATTTAATATGCGGTGTTTTACACCACTTTTAATTATATAACTATATCCTTCTCTGTAACGATATTGTTTATCATTTTCAAACTCTATAAAACTATTAGCAGTAGATATAGAAGTTATAATACTATTAGCATAAATATCTGTTTGAGTCTGGTCTACATGCCAAGGTATTTGATTTCTAGGCATAAGAATAGATAGATATAAATGTTCTATATCTTTTACTGCAGTATGTTTAGTACAAGTAGTTAACCATTTTATTATACTAGGAAAATGACGTATCATAGGAGATGGTACTCCATCTCCTATGATATCAAAAGATTTCCAAGCATGATGACCATATCTTTCATTAAATAAATGATTGCCCATACTAAAGAATGATATAATCTTTTGTAAATCATCTTTACCTATTTTAGGTAGAGGAATCTGCTTGCAGTTTGTCAAATGACATTCTCCTGTTCTTCAATAATGGCAGAAAAGGGATAGCACTTTGCTCAAAGATAATAGGATCAGCATTGTCTATAGTCATAACAATGGCTATATCTTTTATACCAGTACCATACATTTCATTGTGTGCTATAGCGTAAGCACAACCTTGAATATAATAATCAGTAATTTGTTTATTACTTTTCTTTTTCTTTGAAGTTTTAAAATCAATAATAGTAGGTTTTCCTCGCCATATACCTACCATATCAGTTCTACCAGCATATTTATATTTATTAGACCATAAAACTTGTTCTTGTCCCCAAATTTCTTCTACACCTTTTTCAGTAGCACGAATCAAATCACGACTCATTTGAATAACATCTACAGCTTCTTTATATAATTCATCAAAAACATCTTCACCGTTAAAATGTCGTTCAGCATATTCATGTACTAATGTACCTCTATCAGTAGCTACTTTAGATACACGAGCAGCTTCTTCTTCCCCTACACGTTCTTTCCATTTTAAAAGCCATGTTTGGTCAGAAGTCTTTCCTAGTATAGTAGTAATACTAGGATAAGACCCATCTGGAGTATGGTATGTTCTACCTGTTGGTAGAGTATCAGTATTACAGTCTGTAGTGTATGTAAACTTTTTTACTGTTTTCCATTTAGTCATAGTTAATCCAATTAGTTGCAGTGGACTGAGTATTACAATGTGCTATTAACACATCTTTATTTATATAACTTAATTTATAAAGAATATCAATAGCTTTATATATGTCAGACATATAAGCACAGTCTAAATGCCGGGGTCTAGTTAGTGGAGTAATATTCCAGTTTAAATTATATTTTTTTATCCATTTTTCAAGATTAATAATATCTAGTATATTATTTTTATGTAAAGTAGTCTCTACCGTGCATGAATACTTACTAGCTATATCAATAGCATTTTTTTCTACTATCTCCCATACAGAGCCTGATCTAACTTTATTATTAGTATCTCCGTAACCATCAATAGATAACCAAAATTTTATCTGTTTAAACTTATTAAAAATATAATAGTCTTTATCAGTAAAAGAATGCATACAATTAGTTACATATTGTACTGTGCATATAGAGGGATTAGGATGAAGTTCTAGTACTTTTCTATGAGTAGAAGTTTCAAAAGGTTCTCCACCTTGAAATTCAATAAACTCTATGGTATCCGGAATACTAGATATATTAGTATGCTTATATCCTTTTTTTATAGAAATATTAGGATTTAATTTTTTAAACCAAGAACTTGACCATTCAGGACCGCATCCATCACATGTTAGACTACAGATATTATTTAACCCTATTAATAAATATTTTAAATCTACAGTATCTGTAGTATAATTTTTATTCCATTGATTTCTAAAAGATTCTTTACCTAATGACTCTTCATGAAAACACTTAGAACATTCAGGAAGTTGTTTAATATTAGCTTTATTTCTTAATTCATTATATACCTCACTATTTAAAATATTAGAAGTATAAGAACCAACAGGTCTTTTAAACCTACAACAAGGGTAAACAATATTTCCAGGTCTTACATTTATATGATTAAATAATGCCGCACAATTCGTATTGGGATTGAAGTTCTTTAAGATCTTCGATTGTGTTGACAATAGGTTTTCCTTTAGCATTTAAACTAGTATTTATTAGAATAGAATGACCATGATTTTTACATTGATCTAAAATACGCCATAAAAAGATATTAGATAGTTGATCAACTATCTGTAGCCTAGCAGAATTATCATAAGTATTAAATTCACCTTTTTTAATTTTTGCTATATTTAACATATAAGGACAAGCCTTAGTTATATGAAACCAATTAGGTGCTTCTTCTCTTTGACATATAGGAGCATATGGTCTCCATGAATCTTCATCTCTATTTTTAATTTTATTTAACTTTTTGATATTATCATCAGTTGGCAAACATAGCAAACTACGATTTCCTAATGCTCTAGGTCCAAATTCAGCTTGCCCCTCAATAACTGCAACTATTTCTCCTTTTAAAATTCTACTAGCATAATCATTAGCATGTAATCCTCTACTAGCATTTATTCCTAAATAAGGAGTAAAGTGTTTAGGTCGTTCAAGTAATGCAGCTGCTCCTAGTGCACAGCCTGCATCACCTGCTGCAGGTTGAATAGCAACATCATCAAATTCAGTCCATTTTAATATTTCAGTATTAGCTACACAGTTTAAAGCAACACCACCAGCATAAGCAAGTTTAGTCATACCTGTTTCTTGCTGTAACCAACTAGCCATATTAGCAATAATTGTTTGAGTAACATTTTGAACAGAGGCAGCTATATCCCAGTCTAAAGCTCCATACCCTACTCCGCGTTCTAAATCTTGTAAAACTGTATAACTACCTTTATAATCATAGTGTAAAATATTATCTCTAATATATTTAGACCATTTAGGAGTACCATATGCTGCAGCTGCCATTACTTGAGACTCGTCAGATAATGGTTGTAATCCTAAAAGTCTAGTAGCAGTACTATAAAATAATCCTAGTGAATTAGGATACCGCATACGTTTTAACCAAGTAAACTTACCATTAGAATATACACCTAAAGATGTAGAAAATTTATTACCTACAGTATCTATTACCATAACTGCACACTCTTCCCAGTCAGTAGTTAGTATAGAACTCATAGCATGAGACTCATGGTGATCTACTAATACGGGTTTAGCTTTAGTTATTTTTTTAATGTCTCTTTTAAATCTTTTATAACTAGTCTCTTCATAAAATACAGCGTAATCAAAATCTTCGTAAGCATTTTTTAACCAATTAATAGTATGAATTGGAAAATTACTATCATATTTATTACGAGAAAAACGTTCTTCATGGGATGCTCCCAATATCTTATTGTCTTTTATATTTGCAGCTGCACTATCGTGATGATAACAGCTTACTCCTAGTATGTTCATCAAAATACCTTTTGAATATATCAGTTAAATCTGCTTTAGTTTTATTTGAGTAGTTAGGTGTGTCTACAAAATCTACAAACGCCCATCTAAAGTTATCTACTACGGGTTGTATTCTATGTACCATAAAGCACGGAAATAATACAGTCTTTCCTGGCCTAGGGTATATTCTAGCTATAATATTATCAGGTTCAGGGGCAGAAAAATCTGTTTCTAATACTCTGTCACCTTTAGGATTCCAACTACCTAATTCAAAAGGTTTTCCTTCTGTTAAGTATATCATGTGAGTCCAAAAACGTCCAGGTCTAGAAGTAGTAAGTCTTTTTTCTGCAAAATCTAAATTATCAAAATGCCACTCATAACCCTCTCCAGGTTTTAAAAGTATAGCTGATTTACCTGCAAAATCACATTTCCATTGATGTGCATGCTTTATATAATTAGACATGCAATATTTTACAATTTTATCTGCTTTTTTTGCTATCTCATCCGAAAATCCGATTTCAACTGCTCTTGTCCACTCATCTGCAATGTAATCTTCCATCTTTCAAATACCTCCGAAGCTAGTCTTAATGTAAAATGATTATGACCATATTGATTTATATGTCCTGCTCCATCTGCATAATCTTTAGCTAAATCTCTTAAATAATAATTCCATATACAAGGATTATCTTTTAACATGGGTTGTTCTAAAATATTAGGACGATATATAGGAATTAACATTAAATTTTCTGCAGTAGCTTCTCCTAAAACTGCTTTTACAAATAAAGCATTAGTTCTTTCATACCAAGCCATACGTGTAATTTTTTTAAACCAAATATCTTGTGTTAGTTTACCCCATATATCTTTTTCATTAGCCCAGCCATAAGGAAGTAAATATTCTCCATTACCTCTAGGATCTGCCCTGTGATGATGACCTACTAACCAGATAACTTTAAAACGGTTGACAAGATCATTCTCTATGATATAATTAGCTTGAGCATCTAAAGTTATACCCGGCTCTTCATATCTATTTTTTAAGCCTAACTGATCGAAAGCAGGGACAGGTGCTTTATCGCTTGGTATTGACCAAGAATTTCCTACTACAAAGATTTCTTTATTTATGTTCATTATTACCTGTGGAGATAGTTATACGCAAGGAGAAGGTCTTGAGAAACAAACTCAAGCCTATCCATATTTATTAAATGCAGATATTAAGAATCTAGCACAAAGTGGAGCATCTGAATATCTTATTACAACACAAATTGAACAAGCTGTCAAGTTAAAACCTAATTTGATTATAGTAGGACATACCAGCGAATATAGATGGGAAGTATGGGATCCCAGAAATAAATGTCAGCAAGGGTTTATAGTAGCTAATCATATAATGAGAAATGAAAAGTATTATAGAAACTGGATACTATCAGAACAAATACTAGGTAATACCAGAAATATTAAAGAACACAAAGCTGCTTGGCATGCAGCAGGTATGTTATATTTTTCTGAACAGCAATTAGTTCAACGATTATGGAGTGGAGCAGTATCTAAACAAATATTACTTGCACAAAGAGCTAATATACCTATGATTCATCATTGTTGTTTTCCTCATTTACAATCACTACTAGCAGAGTTAACAGATGATTATATAGATTTCCATTTAGATTTAGAAAAACATAAAGATATGGCCCCTGACAATTCTCATGCAGGGGCTAAAAGCCATAAAAAACTAGCTAATATGATTATGAATAAACTCAGCTAGAGCTTTAGTTGCTTTTCTATTAGGATGTACTTGATCTGTAGCTGAAGCAAAATGCTCAGGATGTTCTTTCCAAAAGTTGTGTTTATGTTCCCAAAGTTCCCAAAGTTTCATTGCACCTCTTTTATCATTGTCTGAATATTTCTCAAAGTGGGTATAATCCCCAAAAATAGTGGTATCTTCAAAATCAGGATAGAAAAATTCAGTAATACTAGGAATCTTAAGATAACAATTAAAATCAGGTTCAATTTTTTCTATACCACCCAATAAAATTAATTTATGTTTATACTGATCTAGTACTTTATATTCTAATTCTTTTACTAAGTTAATTTTTTCAAATAAATCAGTGGTAGTATATGCTCTATGATGTTCTGGAGTTAAATGTTTAAAGTCTCGTGTAGCACAAGTTTTAACATATACAACAAAATCAAATCCTATTTCATGACTCATTAAACAACTTAAAGACACAAAATCACCCCAACCAGGATTAGCAGCATGTGCTACTTCATGTCCTAAATCTCGTAAGTATCTAGACATAGAATATTTTTCAGCAAAAGCTCTGGTTTCTTCGGGAGTGAGAGTTGGATCCCACTCCCCTGCTGACCACGAGTCGCCTGTGACCATTATTCTAGCCATTTAGAGACACGCTGCTACAATATCTTTAATTTCTTCCCATTTTTCCTCTTCTTCTTGTAAATTTTCTTTACGAACAATGGTAGAAATTTTAGTAATAGTTGCTACAGGAATATCATATTCT